CCCTTAGATCGGAACAGGGATATCAATATGTCACCCCCCAGGTCTAACTGTTAGCAACTATTACTTTTATACCAAAGTAATTCAGAACACCAATGAATTCATTGATATTTCGCAACGCTTAAAGGTAGCGCCTTAGTTGCTACTAACAGCAAACAAAAGGTGCGGCGCACCATAGCATAGTTGGTGAGGAAAAAATCGGGGTCAAAGATATCTAGATATCGAGATCTTATCTCTACTAACCCGGTAGACATAAGCGACTCACTAGACATAGTAGAGTATGATGGAGTCACGAGAGGCGGGGGCAGTGATGGCAACAGCGAACACAAACAAACGGCGAAAAGCCTTAGTCGCTACGCAAGCCGCGCCCAAATCTCGCTTCACTTCAGGCTGGCAGCCGCGTCCCTATCAGCAACGCGTGATCGATAGATTCGACGCAGGAAAAAAGTATCACTTTTACGTGTGGCACAGACGCGCAGGCAAAGATTCACTGACGCTCAACATAGCAGCGGATCAACAGAAAAAGATCGTTGGCACATACTGGCATATGTTTCCTCTCCACGTACAGGCACGACGTGCAATCTGGCGAGGAATGGACAACAAAGGTCTTAGATTCATCGACCAAGCTTTTCCAGAAGGCAAGCGTCACGAAACCGATATGATGATAGAGCTACCTAACGGCTCTACTTGGCAGTTAACAGGGAGTGATTACTATGACAGACTTGTTGGCGCAAATCCGATCGGTGCAGTCTTTAGCGAATGGTCCCTCTGTGATCCGCGAGCGTGGAACTACGTTAGACCAATCATTCGCGAAAACGGGGGATGGGTTTGTTTTATCACTACATTCCGAGGGCGTAACCACGCCTACCAAATGTATCAGCGTGTTAAAAATAACCCTGAATGGTCGTGCGAAATTCTCACGGTTGACGACACAACTAACACGGATGGCTCGCGCATCTTAACACCAGCCGACATTCAAGCCGAACGCGAGTCGGGTATGTCGGAGGCAATGATTCAACAGGAGTATTACTGCAATCCATTAGCCGCTGCTGAAGGTGCAATTTACGGTGCGCCCTTAGCTAAACTGTTAGGCATAAAGAATACAGACGCGGAGTATAATCCCCAACAACCTGTCACTGCCGCATGGTCGCTCAAGTATTTGCCTGTTAACGTTTCAGTAATCTTTTCGCAGGGTAAAAACATCATTGGCTCGCGCTCTTGGATGTTCGAAACCTTCGCAACGGCGCTGTCAGAAACCTATCACTCTTTTCCTTGGATGGTAGCCCAACACGTTTTAATGGACACTAGCGCAGATGCGGTCAATAATTTTTCCGACGCTGGAATTTATCCACGCATAGTAATTCCACCAGAAGAATCTCGCATTACACAGTTAACATCCGCAGCAATCATATCTGCAAACATTGACACAAAAATCCAGAAGTTTGAACCTGAAGGCAATAACCTCCTATTGGTCGAAGCCCTCAACGGTTACGCAGCAAGGGAAACTAATCTCAACAATTGGTCAATGTCAGGCGTAAGCGAATTTCACTACTTAACCCGCGCCTTTGAAACTTACGCAGTCTGGAATCACTATAACCCAACGGCTGCACAATGGGGCAAAGGCACCGACTATACACAACAGGATAGGGGCGTTATTTAATGGCAAGACTTCCAAAAGATGAACGCGATTTGCTAGCAGGATTAAGAACGCAGCTTAGACAATGTGTTGGATTCGAGGGCGATAAACTCGCAAGCGATAGAGCAGCGGCATGGCGATACTATTTCATGCGCCCTCGTGGTGACGAAGTAGTAGGCAGATCAGACGTAGTATCTGGTGATTTGTCCGCAATGACGGAAGCGGTACTTTCTCAAATGGATGACGCGTTCACAACTAGCCGTTTAGTTGAGTATGAAGCTGACGGCAATGACGATGTCGACCAAGCACAATTAGAATCAGACACAGTCTGTCAATTCGTTGGGCGGCGCAATGGAAACATGCAAATGCTATCAGCGGTCAAAAGTGCGCTGTTGCTCAGGAATGGCGTTATTAAGGTGTGGGTTGAGCAGCGATCCGAAACCCATACCGAAAACTATATCGATGTCACGCCCGAAGCAATCGCGGAAATCGCTCAAGGAAAACCGGGCGTTACTACGAGAATTCCAGAAGGTGGGTATGATTCTGACGCAGGCACCTTGGAAATCGAAGTTACCAACACAACAAAACGGTTGCGCGTCGACTTTGTTCCGATGTTCAACTTTATTTATCCCGACGATTGGAATAGTGCAGACCTTTCCGAGTGTCCCATCATGTTCGAGCGCCACGTAGAAGAACGTGCAAAACTAATTGAGCGTGGTTTTAAAAAATCCAAAGTCGACCAAGTTCGCAAAATGACTAGCGATAACGCTGTCGACTCAATGGCACAGAATCCCGGCAACACATCTAACAATCGCGTTGGGTTAGATTCATCGCAAGACCAAGTAGAATGGTTCGAAGCATATGCAAATATGGACGACGGAAAAGGACAATCAAAACGCTATTGCATTTCGTTTGCCGATAATGTGTTACTCGATAAGTCTGCTGATTTTCTTGTCCCCTATGCTGCTGGCTCAGTATTTATCAATCCGGGCCGATTTACGGGGATATCGCTTTACGATAAGCTCAAACAGAATCAAGACATCGGAACAGGTTTAGAGCGCGCCAAACTTGATAACGTAAACACAGTCAACAAAAATCGCACGGCGTATATGGATGGCGTGGTAAACGTTGACGACTTGTCCGATGGTCGCACCAACAATAACATTCGGGTGCGCGCTGGTGTGGTTTCCGATGTACGCGCAGCAATTACCGCATTCACTATCCCGGATCAATCGGCTGGCATTCTCGCGAACATTCAAGCAAACAACTCGCGACGTTCAGAAATGGGCGGGGCTGCACTAACACTCGCGACGGGTGAAATGCAGATGAATGATCGAATGGGATCACAGGGTATCGATAGAGCCTACAGCGTAATGGAACAACTAAGCGCGCATATGACGCGCAACATGGCTCGCACCTTAATAAGATCGTTGTATCTCATTGCACACGCACAGATGCGTAGACATTTTGACTATCCAGTATCGACGCGTCAGGGTGGGCGTTGGAAAACTACGACACCTAGCGAATGGAAGAAACGCGAAGACTGTCATGTTAAACCGGGAATGTCCCCAGGCGAACGCGCTAGGCAATCCGCAACATTCGAAAAAATGATGCAAACTCAGGTACAGCTAGCGTCTGCTGGTATGGACGAAGTTTTAGTGTCCCTCGATACTTTCTACACAACGATGATGGATTGGGCCCGTACCTGCGACATCGAAAACCCCGAACGCTATTACGTCGACCCACGTTCTGACAATTCAATTAAGGCGCAACAGAGCAAACAAGTATCCAGCAAGCAACAAACCGATATGCAAAATCTGTTGATTACGCAGGCAATCAAACTCGAACAGATGCGTAGCGCAATCGACAAGTACCGCGCGGACCAAGATACACAGTTTAAATACTACAACGCCAACCTTTCCGCACAGATCGAAGAGGCAAAAATTGTTGGCGATGCAGCTTTGGCAATGATTAAACTGTATGACGAAAAGGGCAATGAAATGAAAAACGTGGCAGGAGAGGTTTTAGAAAATGGCAAACAAGGTAACGGCAGAGACGAAGGAAAACGCGAAGCAATTGCAAAGCAACCTGCTGATTCGGACGATTCTCAATAACATGCGTGAGACAACAGTTATGCAATGGCGCGTATCGGATGACATATCCAAACGCGAAACAGCGTGGATCTTCGCGCGCACCATTGATAGCTTCGAGCAAACCTTAGATGGGTACATTAACGAAGTACTGAAATCGGAGACGATATAATGGACGATGAAGTTCCCCAACATGCAAACACAGAAGCCGCGCGAATCGAGTCTGGTACTGGCGCAGATTCGGCAAGCAACGAAACAACGCAACGCGCCTTAGAGATTCTGTTGGGTAAACCTAGGGTCGCAGAAGACGCAGAAGATAATCAGACCATAGATGAACGTAAAACAGAAGGCACCAAAAAGCCTATTAAAAGCATAGCCGACGCGGCCGAACGTCTTGGTATGAAAATCGAAGACCTTTACAAGCTAGAGGTTTCGATTGCCGATGGTCAAGAATCAGAAAAATTTTCCGTCGGCGCTCTTAAAGACGCAATGAAGGAACGCACAGACTTTAAGTTCCAACAGCTTCAATGGGGGGAGAATAAAGCAGAGCAGGAGGGCGAACTTCTACGCTCCCGCAACGAATTGGTTGAATTGCTGGCACTCATGCCTAAAGAAGCAATCAAGCCAGAAGTGATTTCAAAGATTCGCGAGAAACACGATGCAACCCTTAAG